ACCGAAAGCGTGCCGATATCCTCTACATACAGCACCGACAGCGGCGGCAATAACAGCTCCAGCATATCGTAAGCGCCGATCGCGCGCTGGTTGCCCCGTCGCCGGTCCTGTTCATTGGCTCCCTTACTCACCGTGTAGACGGTAAAGCGGCCGTTGTAATAACCTTCACCCGTTCCCGGTACCGCCCCTTGAAAAGCCACATAAACGCCAGGCGCAAACTGCAGGGCGCGGGTGAGGGTGGCCATGGTCCAGCCGCCCGGCACGGTCTTTTTCTCGCGGACCGTGTTGCCCAGGGTGGTATCGACCAGCTGCAGGATGGCATCTTCAATTGTCGATATGATCGCCATTAGAAGCCTCCGCCCTTAAAAACATTTCGGCCGGTCTCGAACTCGGCTACCCCGGCAGTCTCGGCGGTACTTCCGGTCTGCTGAACAAGAGTAACGTTTCCCTTGGCCACGTCCCGCAGATAAGCGATCGCCTTGTCATGACGATCCTCCACCTTCTCCGGAGCAGCATCGTCATAAAGCAGATACCTGGCGATATCCGAAGCAAGCCTCGGCAAAGCCGGATGAGTTTCTAGAAGCGGCAGCTGGTAGCGGGTGGCGAGATATCCGTCGATCTCGGCCGCGGCGTCACTGATCGCCTGGTTGAGCACGGTCGTATTGATTACGCCGAGGCCGTCGCGATCGGTCAACTGGATCAGCTCTTCCTCGCCGAAGCGGTCGATCATGTCCTGCTGGGTGCAATACATGGTTATTTACCGGTTGCTTTTTCTTTATCCGCTGCCTTGGCCGCTGCTTCTTCGGCCTTTTCGGCTGTGGCCTTGCCGGGGACTTTATTGACTACCAGCATCGGTTCTTCCTCAAGCGTTTCCAAATCTTTCGGGCTGAAGGCATCGTCCGGATACTCAACCTTATTTTTGCTGTGAGCTATCCCGCATCGGCGAAAGCCGTCTTTCTTGGCTGTGATTATGATCATGATGTTTTGCTACCTCCTGAAAGGGCGGGTTCAGAACCCGCCCTACATATTCAACTGCTGATATTCACCCTAAATTATGCCAACCAAGGCACTACCAGAACATCGACCGCCTTAAAGTTGGTGTTGCTCCCACCGTTAGCCAAACGCTCAGCCTCAATAACCGCCTTAGCCTTGGCCCGGTTGGCCGGACCGACAACCAGCAGATTAGGCATTACGCCCAGGGGAGCGCCATTGTCTTTCTTCATGGCACCCATAGCGGCCATTGCCAGGTCGAAGTTGGTGGCGTCAAGTGTTGCCTTGCTGCCGAAAGCCATCTGCCAGAAGCCGAAGCCAACATTTTTCCGATCGTCAACACCATAGACCAACTCGTTGCGGTTGAAGACGTTGTCGTCTTTGGCGTCATCCTTACGGACGAACTCAGGCCGCTTGCGCATCTGCAGAATGAGCGGCTTGAGCGGACGCCTGGTATCAAGCAGGAACCATGGATCGCCGGAACCGGCCTGCATATTGCTGACACTGGCCGTGGTGCCGTCCACCTGGATCACCGGATGGTCTGTGTCGAAAAAATACTGCGTGTCATAGCATGGGGTGGCAAACCCGGCTGCCAGCAGAGCGAACACCAGTTGATCCGGGTGCTCGTTGGCCGATTGGCCGAGGGTCTCCATCATCGGCGCATAGACACCGTACTGATCGTCTTCCACCGCCGTCCTGGGTACACCGACGGTCACCTCGTACTGCTTGTTTTTGATGCTGTAACTATGCTGCTTGAGGTTGTTGATATACCTGTCTCCGACCCACTCCCGCATACCGGGGATGCTGCCGAGCCAACCGTAATCCTCGGTGCCGGTGGTTGACGGTACTTCAGTGGCGACCTTGTTCCACGTCGGAGCCACACCTGCAAAACCCTTTTGAAAGGCTGTGTTGAAGGCCCGGAACAGGATAGCGAGACTACCGCTGTTGATGATCATGTCTTACTCCTTGTTGTGATTTTTAAAAGGGCGGGTTTAGAACCCGCACCCTACGGCGCACGTCCGATGCGTCGTTTTATTGCTTATCGAAAATCCACCCATACGCCTGCACTGTCCACGGCAAAGACCTTCCCGGCGACGGAGCGGGTGCTTGTACCGTTGGTTTTCGCTACCGTCTGGTCATCGACGATATAGCAGTCGTTGCCGATATCGGCCTCGGTGATCTCGTCAGTGGTGGCGCTGTTGCCGAAAGCGAAGATGCCTTTTTCAATGGTGACGGTCGCCGCGTCATCCGCTCCGGAGCTGTTGTCTACGGTTGTCGCTACCCGGCCGACGCCTCGCAATGTTGTGGCGGTTGCTCCAGGGGTTGCCCGACCGTTTGCGTCGCGTGCTGCGATTGCCCCGGCGTAGCATATTACGGATGCCGCAATCGCTAAATGGAGGATGTCGCCGCTTCGGCGCTTTGTGTCTCGTTCTGCTGCAAGTGCTGTCATTTTTTGTCTCCTTCAGCGGGCGGGCACAGTGGCCCGCCCCGACAATTCATTAATCAACGTTTTGTCGGACCCGTAAGGGGCGGGTCCCTGTGCCCGCCCGATTTAAACCGGGTTCGCCTTCCGATAATCCTCCGGCGAGATGTTAAGGTTTTTGCAAACCGCCCGCTCTTCCGCGCTCAGGCCTTCGTCACCTTGGCCGTCATCCTTCGGCTTTTTACCATTGGTCTGGCTTCCCTTCAGGGCGGCAATCGCCGGAGTATTTTCCAGGTAGCTCTTGAGGGCGGCAAGATCCTTGTTGCCGAGTTCCTTGGCCCAATCTTCCTGCACAGGAAGCAGCTTGCCTTCATCGATTCCTTCTTTTACCATCGTCTCGACGGCCGAAGAGGTTTGCTCGCTTTTAAGGGCGGCAACTTCGCCTTTCAACGCCTCGAAAGCGGTGATCGGCACGAACTTGGCCGGGTCGGGTTTGCCTGATGATGCTGCAAGCGAGGTTTTAAGCTCGGCGATGTAGCTGTTCTTGGCCTCGATACTGTCGGCCTTGGCCTTGAGAACTTCTATGGCCGCTTGAATCTGCTCGTCACTGGCATCCGCTGCCAGACCCAACGATGCTATTAATGCTGCTCTATCCACGGTATCCTCCTTTGTGGTTTGAAACTTTGCGGCGGCACGAACGGCCAGATCGGAATTGCCGTCGAGCGCCGGGTAATTGGTCAGTGCCGCCATCAGTACACCCAGCACCACGCCTGTTTTTCTGTCATACGGAAATACCGGGGAAATATAGCGATACTCCCCGGCCTTGATTGCGGCGCTGGCTTTATCCGTCCACCGCACGTCTACGGCATAGAGCCCGTCGCCCTCGCGCCATTCCAGTTTTTTAAACCAGCCTGCAGCCGGAGCCGGTTGGCCGTTTTTCTCGCTGTATAAAGTCTGATGCTCGTAATCGATAACAAAGTCGCCTGTAGCGGCATCGGTCAAAGCCACAACCTTGGCTGCAGCCTCCGCATCGATGTACCACGCCTTCAATCCTTCGGGCCTGCCGTCCCTGGCCCGGAACTCTCCAGCCGGGAACAACTTGATTTCGGCCGGTACGTCCTTCGAAATTTCCGTGGTGCAGGCGACTATGGCAATTTGTTCTGCAATCAATCCCGATCTGGTGTAATATGTCTTCTTCATGCCTGTATTTAATCTCCCCGGTAACTTATAACTAGACGAAGCGTTTCAGTACCTTTTGTGCAGGTGTTTGCCCCTCGAACGAAGGACCTACTTCCCACCACCATAAACCCCGTTTAAAACCCGTTTAATTTTTCCTGTGCTTAATTTGGCGATACCGTCGCGGATATCGACACACTTCACATACAAAATCGCTTACAGGTCAATTTCAGCGTTTTTATCTGCCTGCCATCGCCGCTGCCAAATGATTGTCGATAATGGCGATAACTTCGACCTGGTCCTCTTCCGACAGTCCCAGGAATTCGCGAGCCGGAATATTGCGCTCCGGATCGCCGAACTGATGGGTGGCTCCATAGATCCTGTCGGTGCCGAACAACAGCCCGTCATTGCTTGCCTGGTAGCGCAGCAGGTCGCGCAGGTCGCCGCGTTCAACCAGTATCTTGCTGCGGGCCAGGACGTTGATGGCCCCGGCCTTGGTGCCCCTGCTGGTGGTAAGCGACTTGCGTTTTTTCCCTTTGCCCCGGCGCACGCCTTTCAGCATCTTGCGCCTGAGCGTACTCTCGGCCAGCGGTTCCCAGGGCGTGCCGTCCGGTGCCTGCTCTTTGCCGAATCGTTCCCCGTGGCTGATCAGCAGGTATTCGCCTATATCCTGGAAGGCGAGCTGCATATTGCCGCCTGCCTTTTCCAGGCTGGACAGCTTGCCCATGATCCGGTTGTCGTCGAACTCGACATTGATGCTGAGGTTGGCCCCGGCCATCCTACTCGTCTCCCCAGGGAGTGACGCCAGGGTTATAGGCAAATCCAGGGTCGATACCCTCCGGTACCTGCACCGTGCGGGGATTCGGCCCGCGCACACCGACAGTCACCTCCTGATAATTCATTGGCGGAGCATCGTCGGCCACCTGCAAACCCATCCGCTCCACGTCACGCGCGGAGACCATAAGCTTTTTGCAGTGACAACCCCAGCCGTTGCTCGGTGTATGGGTCTGCCACCAGGGATGGTCGAGCGGCAGGACAACGCCGTCCCAGGCCAGATGTTCCTGGCGCGGCACGATGCTGTGGCCGTGGCGATAGAGGCCGTATGGCCTGAGCTTGCGCAATTCCGGATCGGCCATCTGCCTCTCCCGTCCGGCGTTATAACTCTGCCGCAGATTGGTGTCGTAGATCACCCTGGTCCGCCAGTTTCTGCCGCCGTTATAGGTCCAGCCGTGCTTGTCGACCAGGGCGTCGAAGTCCTTCCTGAACTCGGCAAGCGTAGTGCCCGACGATATGGCCTTGTCGATAGCGCCGCGCAGATCCGCGAGCAGATCCTCGCGCATGGCTCCGGCAACGACGAACGACCTGTCGTGCATTTCCTGCCAGATATCGGTCCAGGATGCGGTCGGGAGATTGAGCTTGGCCCGGAAAAAATCGATCTGCTCAGCAAAGGGCAGTGAGCCGTAATCAACCGCCATGACCGATCTCCTCCAGGATCTCGTAACGGCCCATCAGCTCAGCTGCAGTCATTGCCCGAGCCAGGACTTCGGCAAGATCGGCGGTACCAGCCTCCGGCAGTGCCGCGCTCAGCTTCTCCTGTAATTCCTCAAGACTCGAAACCTCGCCGAGAAGGCCGCGCACCACATCGACCATCGCGTCAATGGCGGAGGCAGTGTCGGCACCAAGTCTTGCAACCTGGGCGTCAACCACATCGCCTTCGCCCTGGGCGGGGTCACCCTTGAGGGTGGCCAGCCCTTTCAAAGGCTCTTCACCCGCCTGCGGTACCGGCTTGACTCTCGGCTGCAGGATCTCGTCTTTGTCGTCAGCCTTGGGAATGCGGGTCTTTTCGTGCAGCCACCAGACGGGAATTTTTGCACCCATATCGACAAACACCGGCAGGCTCTCGGATAGCAGCTTATAATCCTCGGCCTCGCCGGTATCGAGATAGAAGCGGGGAGCCCGCCGCCTGTCCTCGATGCCGAAGTTGATCGCCGCCATAGGCCAGACGATATCGCGGTTGATGGTGCCCGAGTATTGACGGGCATCGGCCCGGATAAGACTCTGTTGACCACGTTCGTGGACGTTGCCCAGGGCGTTGGTATTGGTACCCTCGCCGGTGCCGGAAGTAAGAGTATTGCCGAGAATGGCCTTGGCCTTCGCCTGCTCACACCAGCTCAGCATGGTGCCGTATAGATCGCCCTTGCCGTCGGCAGCTGACTTGAAATCGATCAGCATGCCTTCGGGGATGATGCCTGCAGCCCGATGACCAAGGTTTGTTACGGCGCGCAGCAGGGTTGCCTTCTCCTTATCCGTGGCATTGCGCGGATAAGTACCGACCCGCGCCGGGATGCCGTAAATCTCCAACAGCTCGGCCAGATCGCCCAGGGCGTAATTCTGAAAGAGATAAGGCCAGGCCAGTACCCGATGCAGACCGCTTCTGGAAATGTAACCGGCCTTGGCCCGGTGCCGATGCTGCACCCAGCCAAGCGGCCAGAGCGCGGCACCTTCTCCGGAGAGATCACGCAGCCGCAGTTCGTTCTGCCGCTCCGGGTGGAGCCTGAACCAGGAGTGCGGCCGAAAGTTCGGCTGCTCGACTATCCGCCTGCCGCCGTCAACTGTCCAGGGCAGCTCCAGGTTAGACCAGCCGTGGCCCACGCCTGCACCCAGATCGATAATAAGATCCTCAATTTCCAGACCAGAAAACACCTCGGAGCAAAACTCAGCTGCCTTTTTCTCCTGAGCTGAAGCGCTGTCCGGAGCGACGATCTGCCATTCCAGCTCCGCGGCCAATTGGCGGCGCTTACCAAGATCGGCGGCAATCTGAGGGTCTTTCTCTTCCA